GGTGTCATTATTTGCCGAATTTAATAGAGCGTGAAGCGGGTGATTGGTGCAGTAAGGGGGTATCTCATGAAGGATGAGGTATTCGAATATTTTGAAGCGCGGGGGTTTCCGTTCAGTGTGTTAAAGAAGCGGAACCGGGACATTAAGCCGTCGCATATTAAGGCGGGGATGGTGGATGTGTATAGGCGGCGGGACGAATTTGAGGGTTATCAGTTGGGGCGTGCTGCGTTGAGGGCGGCGAAGGCGATAGATGCGCGGGAGGAGTATGAGCAGGATTTGAAGTTAAATCAAGCGGTGAGGGAGCTTGAGGTAGTCAAGCATGATTTTGATATTGAGAAGGATTATGCCGAGAATCTTAAGGGGATTGTGGTAGTTACCTGGCTGTTGATAATTACTGTGGTGATAACGATGACCGTTTGCATTTGGTTTCCTGAGATATTGGAGTTTTTCAAATGATATTCAAGCATAAGAGAATGATAGCGAGCGGGGTTGTAACGAGTTTGCCGTGTTATTGGGGGGGGTGTTTTGGGGGGAATGACAGGACGAATGATCCTCAGTATACGGTGTACGATGATGTACGGGTGAATGCGTCGCGGGAGGTGTTGTTAGAGCATGAGCATGATGCGAGTGCGAAGGGGATGAACGGTTTTACGCTTGGCGGGGATTCTGCGATTGACATGGAGCGTGGGATGTATGTTGCGATGAGCGGGGATAACGCCAAGATGGTGTTTTTATACAGAAATAAGGTAGATTGTGAGTGATAACGGGACGATTGTTTACACATTAAAGGATGTTGCTCTGGTGTTAAAGGTGCATCCTGAGACGCTTCGAGGCTGGGTAAGAAAGGGGATGCCGCGAAAGAAGATCGCGATCTCCGGGCGCAAGCGGTTCGAGTATGATGTAAAGAAAATCAAGGAATGGGCGACTGTGAGGATGACGGGGAACCAGGGGGGTATGGAACCCGTCATGTCGGACAAAGAGCTTGAGGCCGTTAAGCGGAATGTTGAGAAGTTTAAGGGGGCTATCGACTTTTACAAGGTGAATCGGGCGGATATTTTCGTCAGTAAGCAGATGAAGTATCAGGATTTGGCCGACCGGATTCTTGAAACGATGACCCCGGAAGAGATAAGTGCCGCCAAATTGACGGAAAAACTGGCTGCGTTGAAGGTATTGGATACCGGCGCGGCTATTTTTTATGACAAAGAGCGTTTGGAACGTGGAGAGAGCACCCAGAATGTCAGTGTGTTGGTAGGTGCGATAAAAGCATTGAAACGGAAGCGAAGTGGACAGCTCACTGAGTGAAAAAGAGGTTGAAAGGCGGTTAATTCAGGATTTTCCGCTATATTTTCTGGAAATGAACGAAGCTCAGGAGCGTTTTATTCGTGCGAAGAACAAAGACGGGCAGACTCCTAGGCGTAGACTATGGGAATCGGGCAACAAAGCCGGAAAAACGCATGGAGGAATTGCAGAAGACCTTGCGCATGCGTTCGGCAAGCGATATTGGCTGGAAGACACCGACCCAGACTATCTTGTTGAGATAAGAATACCAAATCGAGGGATTGTTGGGTGTGAAACCATGATGCACTCGGTGCCGGAAAAGATTTGGCCGACGTTCAAAGAGTTAATCCCGCAAACATGCGTGTATCGTACCAAGAAAAACCCCAGTGGTCAGGTGCATCGGATTTCGTTTGAGACGGACCCCGAGGGCAATAAATGCCAATCCGAGATACATCTGAGGTCCTACGACCAGGATGCGGACACTTTTGAGGGGATTGACGCCAACTGGTATCATTGGGACGAACCGCCTCCCAAACGCATCCTTCAGGCGGCGGAACGGGGCAAGATTGTCACGAACGCTCCCAGTTGGTTTACCATGACGCCTCTTAAAGAGGCTTATATTTATGACGAATACAGCCTTAAAGCCTTTAATTTCGGGGGAGAAGACCCTGAAATTGCCGTTATTCGCGGGGAAATTTGGGAAAACTGTATAGACTGGTGCTTTAAGTGCCGGTTAGACATTCCCGAAAATCGAGAAATTGACCCCGATACGCAGATATTACGCCGCCCGGTTAAGCGGTGCCCTCAGTGCAATCGTGCGATGGGTTTTATCACGAAAGCCGGGATTGATGAATATCTTAAAACCCTGGACCCGGAAGAGCGGGAAGCGCGGGAAAAAGGGTTATGGAAGCACTTGTCGGGCCTTGTCTATAAAGGCTTGGACCGAGAAACACATACCTTCGAAGACTTCCCTATCCCGAAAAACTGGACCAAGATAGAGGGAATTGACCCTCACGATGCCAGGCCGACATGCTATTTGTTTGCCGCAATCAGCCCGGAAGAGATTGAGATATTCAATAAGCCGAGGCACCGGATTTATGTTTACGATTTTCTGTTATTCAAGAGTGACGACCTCGACAGCATTGTTCGAAAAATAAAGATGAAGCGAGAGCAATACGGGTACAGCAAGCCGAAGTTTATTGTAATGGATGCGAAGTACGGTTCCCGAACTGAAATGGAAGGAAAGAGTTGGGAAGACGAGTTGCGTGGGCGGGGAATCGGTTATATCCGACTTTCGCAATCCAAGCCGGGGGATGTCGAGTTGGGGCATAAGATTGTCAGGGAATACTTTAAACCGCATCATTCTACGCTTACCGGCACGACCAAGCCCGGTATTATGTTTGCGCGGGACGGTTGCCGGGGAACGGGCGGGCCGATTCATCATGTGTTCAATTATCAGTACAAAGAGGGGCACGACAAGCCTGCGGAAGATTTTAAGGATTTCAGTGATATTGTGCGTTACATGGCTTTGGAACAGCCCAAGTATTCAAGCCCGGAAGATGAAGTGAAATTGGTAAGCATATTGGAGAAGCGTAGAGAAAAAACCATGAAATCACGGAGGATGTTTTAAATGTTGGAAAAAGCGTTAGCAAAAATGATTAAGCAAACGGCTGAGTATTTAGGTGAAGAACTTGTCATTGTTTGCCACCCTGATGCGGTAAAACTTTTAGAAAGCTATCAGCTTGGTTATGATATTTTGCCGAGGCAAGATTGCCCTATTGATAATATTTATGCGGTTGACAGAAATTCTTTAACGGTAGAAGAGCGGGTATCCCCACTTGTAACATCTGAACCAAAAGAAGGGTTAATAAAATAAATGCCTGAACCGACACAAGAAGAGTTAAGAAAACTGAAATGGTTGCTTGAAAAGCTGCAAGTCTCTGAGGACTATTGCAGGCCGTACTTTGACAGGGCGAAGCGACATTATCGTTTGTACCGCTTCGGCAGTGCCGTGGATGACGATTCGTGGCCGTATGTCAACCGGGTGCGGTCGAGGGATATTCTGGCGTTTGTCGAAGACACTACGGCTCTGATGATTCAAACGCTGTTTGCGACAAGTCCGTTTTACAGCATTATCCCGCGTGAAACCTCGATGGACCGGATGAAAATGGAAGGCATAGACCCGCTTCGTATCGGGCGACAAATGGAACGGTGCCTGGATTATCAGATAGCGCATGAGGACACTGAATTTTTCGAAGAGATGGTGGATTTCTTTAAGGGCGGGCATATTTTCGGAAACAGCTATGTCGGGGTGTATCCCAAGTTCGTGAACGGCGAATACCTCCGTCCTTTGATAAAGGCGATTGATTATTGGGACGTTTTGCCGATTGCCGGGGCGCGAAGGATCAGTAAGGCGCGGGGGGTGTTCGTTCGGGAGTTTGTGAGCTTGTCCGAGCTTTTTGATTTGCAGAACAAAAACATTTACAAGAACGTCCATTGGCTGAAAAGTCCTGAGTCCACGGGGTCCGATGCCGAAAGAAACTGGCATGAGCAGCTGTTGCAGGAAGTCGGGATGACAAGCTATGTGCAGGACTCTATGAACGTCGAAGTCATTCACTATTTTTCCGGCGGGCATGTGATTACGATTGGCGATAGAAAGCGCATTTTACGTCAAAGCAACATATTTCAATATTCTAAAGATGCCGATGATTTGGTGGTTGCCAGACCGTCCCCCAAGCCATACCCCTATGACCAGCCGATTGTCATGTACAAATACATGAACTTGCCGATGGAATGGTTTGCAATGGGAATCCCTGAGGTGCTTGAAGCCCTTCAGGAAGATAAAAACCTGATTCGTTCCGCCCGGCGTGACAATATCGACCTTGTAATTCAGAAGGTGTTGAAGGTGAGAAGCGGGGCGGACGTGAACTGGGATTTGCTTAAGTATTACGCCGGTGCGTTATGGCCTTTGGAAAACCTGACCGATGTCGAACCGTTGGACATGCAGGATGTAACCCAATCGTCTTACCAGGAAGAGGCCATGCGGGAGCATGACATGGAAAACGCGTTGAGCTTGTTCGGGTATGCCAGGGGCATGACACCGCAACACTCAGAGCAACCGACCACCGTGATGAAGCTCCAACAGGCCAGTTTAAACCGCTTGGATTTGGCGGTAAAGATGGCGGAGTTTACGACCCTTCAAAATATTGCAACCCGGATTATCCTTTTAACACGCCGGTTTATGAACCCTGAACTTTACGAAGCGATTATCGGTGAACAGGATGCCGGGTTTTTCCGGTTGACCGAGGAAGACATTCGCAAATTTTTCTATATTAAGCCGGTCGGCAGTTCCATAACCAACATCAAGGAATTGCGGCAGCAGCAGATTGCCAATGCGATTCAACTGCTTCAAACGATACCCCCGGAATTGGCCGCGAACAACATTACACCGTTTACCGTTGACTGGTATGAAGCGTTGAATACGGCACTGGAAAGCACGGATATTAAAAACCGTGAGCGGATCGTGGTTGACTTGAGCGAACAGGAAGAACAGCTCAGGAAGCAACAGCAACAAATGCAGCAAATGCAAATGATGCAACAGTCCGAAATGGCGCAGATGGGCCAAATTCCGTATGGGGAGGAGTAAAAATGCCGGTTAAGAAAGTCGGAACTAAGTGGGCGATAGGCAAGGGCAAGGCCATGTACACGACAAAGGCGGCGGCTGAAAGAGCATACGAGGCGTACCTGGCAAGGCGGTACGGGTCAGGCAAGAAAAAGAAGGGTTCGGCGGATAGTAAAATCCGGAAAAAACAACAAATCAAATATTAAGAGGGCCATTATGCTGTCAAGCGCAGAGATTAAGCGTCAAATTCTGATGAACGCCGATAAGACGGAAATCCGCAAGCATATTGCGGCAAGTCTTGAAACCGGAAGCATTACGGAAGGCGAAATCATTGAAATGGGTCAGGAGCTTGAACGATTGGTAAAACAAAAAGGATGGGCGTTTGTCGAAGCGTACATGATGAAGCGTATGGACATTCCGGGGTTAGTGTTCGGAAAAGCGGACCCCGACCAAAAGGGAGTCGCTAAAGGGTATATGCT